ACCCGGATCTGTCGGGGCGCTTGTGGCCATAGGCCGGTGTCCACCGCCTGGCGGTGCAGGTCGGCCTGCACCTCGCGGATCGCGGCCTTCAGTTCATCGACCGTGCGGTATTCCACGGTCTTGTCGGCGAAGGTGACGCGCTTTTCTCCCTTGGCCAGGGCGGTCTGCAGGGCGTCGAGTTGTTCCCGGGTGTAGGCCATCAGCGGTACACCACGACGTTGATCTCGCCGGAATCGGCCAGCGTGCCGGAGGGCGTGGCGCAGACCAGTTCGACGTCGTCGACTGTCTTGTCATCGCAGTTCACTCGAGCGGCGGCCATCTTCATCGACTTGTCGCTGTTGCGGGCAAAGGCCAACCAGCAGTAATGCTCATCGGGCATGGATTCAGCGAAGACCACCCGGTATTTGCCGGGGGCGAGGCGCATCACTTTCTTCACGTTGTGTCCGGCGTGGATCACGACCTCACCCCGCACCCACCCGAAGCACACCCAGGCGCGGGCGAGGCCCGGATGCGCAGGCGTCACCCGGGCTTTCAGTTCCTGGCCGATGCGCGTGGCCAGGGCCGCGATGTGCTGCGCCAGCGTCATCATCACAGGCGAACCATGGCGGTAAGCAGCCGACGCTCGGCGGCCAGGCGCTTGATGCGGGTGCGATCGGCCAGGTACTCGATCTGGTAATCCGTGGATGCAGGCACCAGGATGCGTTGCGTGGCTGGCGCGTAGAACTGCACTTCGGCCATGGCCAAAGCCCCCTCATAGTCCGGTCGGGCGGTGGCGGTGATGTTGATTTCCCAGCAAGAGAAGCTGGCGGCCTGAGCCAGGCTGAACTGCCGGCGCTGCGCATTGCTCCAGGTCACGCCGGACTGGGTGTCGACTACGGTCCAGTTCACCCCATCGTTCGAACCACGCAGTGTCCAGTCCCTGGGGGCGCTGTCACCATAGGCATTGCGCGCCGTAATGGCGTAACTCAGCAGGTTTCTGGGTGTCGGGAAACAGCAGCGCCACCATCCGCTGGTGACATAGGAAGCTGCCGTCCAGTGCATGGCGAGGTTGCCATCGACGGCGCGCCAGGGGCCGGACGTCGAGGGATGCGTCGTCGACGCGGAAATACTGCACAAGGGCGACGTATTTCCTGTCATCACCGGGATCAGGCTGGCCCCGGGTTCGAATACTTGTTCGGCGAGCGAAACCAGGCGTTGGTAATCGGGATCGCCCGGATGAATGATTTCAAGCGTTTCGCCGGGGCCCAGATCCAGGGTTTGCCGGCTGCCAGGCAAAACCGCGGGAACCGGCGTGGTGGGATTGCCCAGTCGAATCTGGGTGATCCAGTCGCGGACGCTGCCTAGGTGGGTGTCGAGTGTGCTCATGAGATGCCTCGATCAAGAATTGGGAGCCCGGCCCCTCCCGAAGGGGAACCGGGCAGGGTGGGTTAGATCAGGGCGGCTTCGAAGGCGGCGACGAAATCGAAGGTGGTGTCGCCCACATCGGCAGAAGCCACCGCACCAATGTTGCTGCGGGCCTGGGCCTGCTCGGGTGCGGTTAGGGCCTGGGCAGCGTCATAGCGAACGCGCTTGTTGACGGCGTCCAGCAGTGCGGTGGCGGCGGTTTCACCAGTCTGGATGGCCTGCTGGATTTCCAGCAAGGTGTCGAACGCGGCATCGGCGCCACCCAGGATGTCAGCCTTCAATGCGTCGAGCAGGCCGACGATCTTGGAAGACGAGTAGGTGGTGCTGGTGGTGATCGCGCTGTCATCGATGCTGGTGGACGCATTGACCGCGTTCTTCAGTTCGTTGATGGCCGATACCAGGCTGGTCTTGTCCGTGGTGGACAGGGAGGCCAGCGAGCCGATCTTGGTGGAGACCGCGTTGAATTCCTGGGCTGCGCGCAGGACAAAGCTCTGGATCTGGGTTTGCAAACTCATGGTGCGTTTCCTTAAAGAGGATTGAAGGTTTTGGGCAAGACGCCCACATCACCCGATCCAGCGGCTCTTGATGACGCGCCGCGCGGGTTTCGGGATTCCAGAAGCACTGAGGCCACCGCGTTGGGTGGCCTCAGTGAATTGGTCGGTTGGTGCTTCTATCGGTAGCTCGCCATTTGGCGGCGACAGTCCTGGTGGCAGCCCAAGTTGCCGCTCCAGTTCGCGCCAGTGGCGTTCCTCGAAGCGGTCCAGCCCTGCTGCAGCGGCGGCGGAGCGGGCGTAGTTGTAGCAATCCAAACCCTCATTGCGCTCACGGGTCTTCTGCCACTCCCGCACTGAGAAGCCATTGCGGTTGCGGCGAGTAATCAGTTGCTCGGAACAAAGTTGCTGAATGAACTCGGCATCCATCTTCGGCAAATGGATGAAGCCAGCCGGATAAATGGCCGTGACGCCATCGTCAGCGACCTCGGCTGATTTGCGCAGGGCGTTGTAGAACTCCAGCTTGGCGATGCCGACCGCCACCGAATAGAGCTTGATGCCCCGGCGCAGTTTCTTGCCGGCCTGGGTCACGTCGACCGCCGTGGGCGTGCCGATCAACGCCGCCCCACGCGGTACGCCCTTCACCGCCATCAGCCGGTGATCCTTGGCCGCACGGACAAAGGCGTAGGCCTCCTGCGTGGCGAAGCCGGTATCCAGGGCGAACCGGGCCAGTGGCAGTCGTGCGCCTGAAGCGTGGGTCCAGGTTTCGGTTAGCATCTGGGCCAGCTGACGCCAGACCGTGTCCCGCGCGGTGTCGCCCATCAGCACCCGGTGCTCGATGAGCCACGCTTCCTTGCCGCGTCCGAACGCCCAAATGGAGGCCTCGATGCGATCCTTCTGCACGTCGGCCCCACCGACCAGCAGCAGGCCGCCGGCAGGAATGGAGCCGATGCGGTAATCCTCGCGCCGCTCCAGCAGGCGCTGCCAGTCCGGCGCCTCGCCTTCCTCGATCCAGGTTTCACCCAGTTCCGTGTTCTTGAAAGTCTTGATGGCCGAAGCCGATCCGGATTCCTTGTTCACGGAGGATTCCCAGGCGGCGGCGATGTCGCGCCAGGAGCGCCAGCCGATCGGGCTGTAGAGCGACGACAGGTGAAAGCCTGCCGTCTTCCCGTTGCTGGCTCCAAGCGCGCGCCACTCGCCCGCCGCAAGCATCGCGGTCTTGTGATGCTCGGCGATGGCGGTGTCGCAGGTCTCGCAGACATAGGCCGCCGTCTCCGGGTGATGCCTGTTTTTGCCACGTTCCCAGCGCAGTTGCTCGAAACGCAGCCACTGGCGGTGGCCGCAGTGCGGACAGGGCACGAAGTAGCGGCGCTGGTCGGACGCCTCGTATTCGCGCTCGATGGCCGACACCCCGGCGATGGTCGGGGTGGATACGATGAAGATCTTGCGCCGCGCGAAGGTACGGGTGCGGGCCTCGGCGAGGGAAATCGCGTCGCCCTCACCATCCACGTCCAGGGGATAACCATCCACCTCGTCGAGGAAGAGATAGCGCACCGGCATGCTTCGCAATCCGACGGCGCTGTTGGCTCCGGTCATCACCAGCACGCCACCCCTGAATTCCTTGGCGAGTATCGTGTTGCCCGAGTCGCGGCTGCGGGCCGGCGAGATCAACTCCTTCAGGGTCGGCGACTCCTCGATCAGCGGGTCGATGCGCTGTTTGGAGTTGCGCTTGGCCATCTCCACCGTCGGCGACACCGCCATCATCGGGCCGGGCGCATGGTGGATCACATAACCGATCCAGTTGTTGCCGCACTCGGTCTTGCCCAGCTGGCCGCCGGCCATGAACACGATGCGTTCGATCGGAGACGTCGGCGACAGGCAGTCCATGATCTCCTTCAGATACGGCGTGCGGCTGGTGCGCCAGCGCCCTGGCTCCGAGGAGGACTTGCTGGACAGCACCCGGTGCCGATCGGCCCATTCCGACAGAGTCAGCATCGGATCCGGGGTCAGCCCCTCGCGCCAGGCACGCTCGATCTCGATGCCGCCTTCGTAATCCATCAATCCACCTTGGGGCGCAGTTCGCCCAGTTCCATCAGGTGCGTGCGCACCGCCTCATCCAGGGCGATATGCAGGGCGTGAGCATCCATGCCGAGCGTGGCCGCCATCTGTGCCGATACCCGCGCCGGCCAGTTGAGCCAGGCGTCGCGTTCGTTGCGTGCCAGCTGGAAGACGTGGGCGATGGCCTGGGAACGGTCAATCAGGTCGCCCTTCAACCGGGCCAGTCGCACCTTGTTGGTCTGCGCCTTGACCACCTCGTTGACCGTGCGGGCCTGCAGCAGTGACGTGCCGCCGGTGCCCAGGGTGGGAGCCTGTGGCTCGGCCGATGCCGGCGCTTCCTTGGTCGTGATGGTTTCAGCCCGACGCTGGGTGCCCTGTGCCGGAGCCTCGGTGTTCTTGTTCCACTCCCGATCGACCTTGTCCGGATCCAGCGTGCCGTCCGCTTCGGGCGTGATGCGGCCTGCGCGGATTGCTTTATGTACGGCGGTGTCGGACACCCCCCGATGGCGGGCGTAGGCGCGAATCGAGAGGCCCATGGAATCCAGCTAAAAATTGATGGTTTTGTTCGAGATTCAGCTTGGCTTGTCTCTGGCACAGCGCGTTCATGACCACACCATCAACCACGTCCACGGAGACGAACATGACCACGCAAACCCCCGAAAAACGCCAGGAACTCGTTGACGAACTTCGCGAGATCCAGGCGCAGATGCTGGAGTGCCTGGAGCAAGCCAAGACCCTGATCAAGCAAAGCGGCCAGGAGATGACCCTGCAACGGGCCGAGTCCTACTGGCTTGCCCACGCCAGGATCGCCCTGACCAACGACCA